TGTTAACCGAGAAATTACAGTGAGCGCTCCTCAACGTTTCCACATCCACTCCGGTCCCTACGCATAAAATACGTGTTCCAGAGCATAGATGTGGCTGTTATTTGGGGCCAGACCTTGAAGGAGTCTGGCCGGAATGGGTTGAATGACATTACAACTATCGAAATAAGATTCGATGTGGAGTTGAGATTGGATCGGAATGCCGTAAACCCTCTCAACCAAACACCTGTCTCTGTCATCAACAAAGGCTGTCATCGACGCCTCAATACGAGACTCACTGATGTCGATCGCCTCCTCGGTATGGGTCATTGCTCCCCCCATACCGCTATACCTGGGTCGGACGCCGCTTGTGACGCGACGCAGGTATCTGCCCAAAGCGCTTGCGATGGGCACACCGAAATTTTCACATAAGATTGAATTCGCCTTAGCGGCAAGCAATTCCAATCTCGCCCGTGCGGAGAACCTAGCCTCCGAGAAGGTCCACCCCGCATTAAGCACAGTTTTAATGGGGTCCTTCATCACTCTTGCTGTGTCCGGGCTGACACACATCGAACAAAACCTGGCCTCCGCTATATCTGTGCATTGGTCAATCTTCAACACGAAGCCAAGTTTGTTGATCCAGGAGACGTCTATCGGACGGCTCGCACCAAATAATCCATCGTCTCCTTCCACCACGCCTGAGAGGATCGACCCAGACTTTGCAGCTGCGTACGACATGAGCATGAGGTTTGTGAATCCATTGCCCAGCGATGTGCACATGTCGCCAGACATTCTGCAGCCCCGTATATCGACTCGGAGATCGGCAAAGTTAAGTCTGTTTCTCGTGCTGAGGGCCACCGCAATATTATGATAAATGATGCGACCACCAGCAACATTGCGCAACATGTGCTTATATAATTGGAGCTCGCAAGCTCGCATAATCTCTGGGGTAAAATGCGCTTCAAAGCTTGTGTAGTCCGTCGCATATAGTAGTCTGCCGCCATCGCCGACTCTGCGCAAAATATATCTGCCGCGTTCCGCAACTGGGATGTGTTTAATAAAGAAAGGATTGCGGTAGACTTCGCTCTCAATGGCATGAAAGTAAGGGCCGGAATAACATTTAAAGGCATCACTGCGCGAGTTGATTGTGCGGGCCTCCTTGTAATCCACTCCGTCAGAATAATAGCTTTCAAGCTTAACAAATGAAGCACAGGATAAATGTCTAGTCCGGAGGACACAATTTGCTCTTCTCCACGCTGCAAGCAATTGCTGACGACGCCAAATCGGGTAATTAGTCTTGCCAAGCCAGCCGACAACGCTACAGTCGGTACCCAACTTAACAGGTCGAAAGTTCCGTACAATAAACCTCCGCACATAAGAGCGAAAGTCGCGTAAGACGCGCTTATCAATAGGGGGACGGACTGTAGCAATGCGCTTCTGGATCCCGCCAATAAGAGTATGGCGGTCATAAGGGTCAGGGCTTGGAAGGACGGCACCGTCAACTTGTACACCAAGAGCAACGCGAGGAATGCCAACACGAGATATAGTGCGCCGACCAGCAACATGTACGTCTTGGCGCACATTTTTTCGGCACCAAAGTGAGCTTCTGAACGACGGTAGCCGTGGGCGATGGTGTATCCACCTGACTGTAAACGGTGCCGAATTGAAAAGACATTGGGTCGTTCGGTTCGTCATTGGTGGTTTGCAACACATGGAGCGACCAGTCTCTAACAAATCTCATAGTGCCGTCCATAACGGTACCCTCGATGCCAGGCAAATTGATGCTGCCAGTGATCAATTTATAATAGGATGCCAAGGCTTCCTCTGTCATCCGAGAAATGGCCTCAGCAGGCAGCTTTGCCTTAATCATAGCCGCTGCACGCAAGCTGACAACATAGTCTGCAGTAACCTGGCGCGTGCTGTCAAAGAACGGGTACCGCGCCGCCTCCATACCGCCACCCACCGGAACCCAATTGGGAATGGACCTAATGATCTCCATCGGGCTAGCTGCGAATCTATGGTCCTTGATGCATCTGAATATGGCGATGTCTGCGTGCTCCGTAGCCATACGATACGACTGATCTTGCACAGCGCGACGATGGTCGAGTGAATAGTTGACGTCATTGATCTTAATCCAACGATGGGTCCAAGAAACACCTTTCTCGAATTCGGCGTCTCGAGCATCAAGTGACATCAGCTCCGCATAAAACCCATGTTCGACAGTCGATCTGGCGATAAAATGGTCTATCTCGCGCCAGGGTCCGATATCATAATCTTCCGTGAGTGAATCGTCCCCTGCAGTGAGCGCCGCGACCTCCTCTTCAACCTCTTCTGCGACAGTCTCCGCCTTCATATTCACGGCATCGAGGTTACCTTGCGCGGCATCAGCCTGCTGAGTGAGGTTCTGCACTTCTGCAGCCTTGCGCATGGCCTTCCCCTGAGCACGCTTTATGCGCTGCATAGAGCGGGAAAGGCCGTGTGGATGGGCTTTCGCGCTGAACGGGGTCTGAGGCCTGCGGGATTTGCCTAGTCGAGCAGCACGGCGGGCTAAAAGACCCTGGGCCGCGGTTTGTGGGTGATCTGCGCCACCTCGCATGTCACTCATCCCAAGAGGCGAGGTAGCGCCTGCGGTTGCACGACCGACAGTAGCAACTGGGGATGAGCTCGCTTTTAAACTAATTGGCGAGCCTGGTGAATTGGAGGGCGTGCTACCCGACGAACTTGGGGACGCCGTCGTGGATTGTGACTGGGGTGAACTTGCCGTCCCTACGGGGGATGTCGTACCCGGAGGGGAAAGTTGGGACATGGAACTATTAGCTGTTAATAATGCGTGTAAACTAGACACGGGAATGCAGTTGTTTGTAGCCATGATTAATGAAACAGAAATTTCAGTATGCACTGAGCTGGGAAGGAACAGATCCCACTGTTTTGACAAGTGTGTGTGAGTGACTTACGTGCATTGGGTTAAACTATTAGTTGTGTCCCACTAATACTTCCACATGGACGTAACATACAAACGGATGGGAACCCAACGGGTTGGGCGTGGAGGGTGTGGTGTTACCCACGGGCGACCGACGTCTCCCCTACCACCACCTGCCGTCACCAACAGGTGTTTGCCATTTGCGTTGGCGAGGTTGGAGCCTTTCACTCCTTGAGCATCTCCTCCTCTTATTTATTGATTTTATTTTTCTGATGTTTATTTTATTTTGGATTTAACACACAATCACATAGCAGACGCCATGCAAGCTCTGCCGACCTTATGGAAGGCCTGTGTAATGCTAACACGCTACCCCCGGAATAACGGGTGATTTCCTAAAATCATAAAAGTCGACCGTCATCGGGCCGGTGCCTATTGTACTTCACTAATCTCGAGGTCCCACGATGAATTCGTTGGGATGGTGCCATCGAGCGCAACAGTGATGGTGATAGGGTACGCTGAATTGGTTGCAATGAATGTGTTGGTTAAGACATAACTGGTGGATGATACTGAGTTCGCCGGGCTACCAATGGACCATGTGGTGTTATAGAGGTCGTTGATGGTGGTGGCGTTTGTGAGCAAGACGGACGGCTTCTGCACGCTTGCGGCTGTACCAATCCAAATTATCTGCATTCGATATTTGGTGCCACCGACGACCGCGCCGGCAGGTATAGACATCACATTTGAGCCACGTGTGACCCCTAAACTATTTGAAACTATGGTAGTCGCACCAGCAAACGGCAGCAAACTCGTGGCTATGGGCGACGGGCAATACTCATGGTAATACCAACTAGTGCTTGCGCCTTCCACGTAAAGTTTGGGTTTCTTAAGCGTTATGTCATACACAATATGCAATTCTCCAACAACGGCAATGGCTTGGGAACCATTTGCCCCAAGAAAGAAATTGCCGTGATCGTACTTTGCCAGGTCGTCGGTGACCGCCCCAGTTCTCACCAGCTTGCTACGCATCAGAATCATGTCAGACTTGCACTCGATCGGATATATATTACACTCTGATGGCTTACCATCGCTGGCAGATGCGAGCCCTAACATCGCTATCTTATTTGGCGGAGGTGACGCATACGGGTTGTACTGAGTGGCACCAATGATTTGCCCCAAGGCTGTATTGGTGCTATTCAGTGCGTTGGCCGAGGTAGCTTTGAAATAGAACACACAACCGTTCATTTCATATTCTTGAAATGCTGCTGCCACCGTGCTCAACCACGGAAATGTGACAGCTAGACCAGGATTCAACGGGTAGGCGTTAACTGCGAATGCGGTCGCGCTGGAAACGTCTGCCAAATACTCGTGGTGTGATACTCTCACACCCCGGTCTAATGTAGCATTCATTGTTGGCACTTTTGATGCCAATATGCTCTCAGCCTCAGCTGTGGTGTATGCTCCAAATCCAAGTAACTTACTGATACCGCTAACCATCAACCCGCCGCCGGGCATGAATTGATTAGCAATACCAGCCAGCCCCCGGGCTATACTTGCTCCGGCGCGCGGCTGTTTCCTTGGTTTGTTTTGTCTCGGACGAGACTGGACTTTCTTCATCATCTTTCGTTGCTTATTTTTAATAGGCATTAAGACCACTCCTGTGTGGACGAAGCTATGCTTTCGTTGTATAGGTATCGGAT